TTATCAATTCCCGCGCTATTTCCTCGCCGTTGTCGGTAAAATGCTCAGGGTCAAGATAATACAATTTGCCGTTGCGATAATCGGCGGTTATTGCTTGATTGATAAACTGAGTGCCGCGATTCCCATAATGCCGAGTGTCATGACCTGATTGCAGTTTTGACCATACCTCAGTTGTATCGTCATACAGCCACGTTACGCCTTCTTGCTGGAATGAAATCTGATAAAACTCGTGACCGTTCTGGCGATAGCTGAACGCGATAGCATCACCTGGATTGCTATATTGACTAAACAGGTAATCCAAGTCAGTTGTAGAGACAACAACAGGCTGGTAGTTCTGAATCTTAACGACCGACAATCCACCGCGTCGCGTGCGTCCCAAATAGAATAGCTGACCGCCGCATCGAGCCATTGACCAACGAGCAGCGATGCCTATGTCAGTTGGTGAACCGGCAATGCGTGACAGCGGAAACGGAAAACCGCCATCGTTCTGCCAGTATTCTTGCGATATAGCGCCAAGCAAAACCAAGTTGCCGTTATCCACCGTTACGGCTTGCAGATCATCCGTGTACGCCTCTTTGCTGGCGTATTGCAGCGGGTCCCAGTAGAGGCCATCATACTGCCCTGACAGCCAAAATTGCTTGGTACCAGGATTGTTGATTATGAAATACGAGTCAAGAAAAACGACCGTGTTAGCGCCAGGAAAATCAACTCCAGTGCTGGCGGATGTTATTTCTCTAAAGTTGTTGACAACCTTAATCGTACCGGACGCGCTACCGCTGGCGGCGGTGTTGAATGTCCATTCGTTGCCGCCAGTGACCGTGATGGTATAGTTTCCGCCAACAATGGCGGCATCACCATCAATCGTTACAACATCGCCTGTCACGCGGTTTGTGAGCGGTTCTGTAACCGTGACCAGAGTAAGCGTGCGACTGTACGCCAATGAAGCCGTTTGTGGCTGAAAAATGTAACCGTTTTCACCGTCAACAATGATTAACTGCTGGCCGTTATCGGAAATGGACACAGTACCGGTATTCGTAGCCAGCGCACCGCGCCTTATGCTTACGCCATCACCGCGCACTTCAAAAAGTTCGTTATTGACTACAACGTACAGCAAGTTAAGTGCTTGAAACCACCACATGCCGCGTGCTGGATTGGTGCCGAAGTCAGTAAATAGCCTTAAGCCTGGCGTTCCGTAAGCCACTAACGCGCTTTTGTCCTGTTCCTTTTTGACTTCTAGGAATATGTTCTGGCGAACCTGAGCAGTGATAGCGCGTGATCGTCCATCAACGCCTGGGCCTAATATGGGTAATTTGATTGTGCTAGGCATTTTGCATCATCCTTTTTGTAATGTTATACTTAACGCCTACACTTAAGGAGAATTTATGGAAATTTGGCAACCTGTTTTTGGTCTTGAAACAAGATATGAAGCTTCTAATCAAGGACGCATTAGGGGAATTTTGCAATACGGCAAGCACAAAGTTGGAAGAATTTTGAAAACCTCTTTGTGTGCAAGAGGTTATGAAAAAGTTTACATTGTTATTGATACGCAAAAAAAGCGCACTACTAGAGTTCACAAGTTGGTTTGTCTTGCTTTTCACGGTGCAGCGCCAAGCGTTTTTCACACTGTCAATCATAAAGATGGAAACAAACAAAACAATGTGCCAGAAAATTTAGAATGGATGACGCCAAAAGAACAATCACAACATTCTTATCATACATTAAACAATATACAAACTCGACCACGCGGCAAAGGTATTCATTGGTGCGCCAATTATTCCGATGATGAAATAAGGCTGATTAGAAAATTGCATCGTGAAGGAGTAGGTTATCATAAAATACGCGCCGCTTTAGGCAACAAAACCTCTTGGGTTGCAATTCAAATGATCGTTGTTGGTAAAACGTATACTCATGTAAATGATTGATTTTTAACGTCCCCAGCCATCGGAAAAAACGTTATATCTCATCTGGCTAGTATTCATCAGTGCAACGTCAGTTTGCAAAGTCAAAGTGCGCTGATTTAGTCGTTTAATCTTCTTCAACGCTGATTCAGCAAGAGCAACAGTCGTTGGCCTAATATCAAACTGGTATTCTTCAGCAATACGAATAGCTAAATTGAATACCAAAGCTTCCCAATAGCCAGGCGGTAGGCTTACAGTTGCGGTAGGATCAGCAATCATTGCAAGCGGCTTCCAACTGGTCAATGTTATGCTTTCATTGTTAACCGCGCAAACCGGATAAACGTATAAATTGCCTAAAGGAAACGCCGGTTCGTAATAGCAATAGCTTGGGAAGTTGGTTTGCAGCGTTTTCAGTCGAATGTCATTGTAATCATCGTAACCAATGACCTGCATTGGGTAATCAACAGGAATTGCACCAGTGCTGATTGTAAGATACGCGCCGACTATTTTAGTAGGCCGCACAGTGTCAAAATCGCCACCTATTCCAACGCTGTATGACAGTTGACTAGCGGCTAATGGGAAAGTCTCACGCGTAACCTGATACAGCATGAGTTCTTCTAACGCCCATGCGTCTATCATGCGATTCAGTGACTCTAAACCATCGCGCAATTCTGAAGCTGTCAGGTCAGTATCAACCGCTGATACTTGTATCAGCCTCATAGCGGCGCGAATCAAATCGTTACCGGTGTAAAGTTGACCGACGTTTTGAATTGTTTTAACAGTAACATTGTATGGTGAAATCCACGCCCATTCCGATGTTACGTCTGCCCAAAAAGTAGCAATGTCTGCCCATACTGGGCCGGGCAATGACCATATATTTAAAATGGTAACGTCAGCGCGGAGATTGCCGCCTGTTAGAATTAAATCATATTGAACCGTTCCGTCAGCCACCCAAAACGATATGTTATAAGAATCCATAACAATCGGATTGGCAATTGGGCTTGTCAATGCGTCATCTGCGTATAAAGATACAGCGGACGTTGTGCCGTGATTGACTACGCGCACTGATATATCGCCAAGTTGACCGCCCAATTGCGGAACAAGATCAAGAGAAAAATATGCAACGCTCATTTTATGCCTTTGTAAGATGCTTTGATGCGTGCAACATCTGTGGTTTTACTCATGTTGTTACTGTACATTAGTAAATGTTTGTAACGTAGTTTTTTGTTTGAAAAGATATATTTATTTCAAGTTGAGTTGTCGTATTAGTGCAATAAACAATTATATTTCCGCTATTATCTACGGCAACAGTAGCATAAGAAGCAATTCCACCATCAATGGTTGATATTACACTTTTTATAATTTTTAAAGGGGCAAACCCAGTTGGCAAAGTAGTAATTGTTTTCCCGTTTGGAGACGCTGGACACGTAACTATTCCGTTTACAGTAACTATTCCATTTTTGTCTTTTGTAAATTGCAAAGACTGGTAACTTCCTCCGGTGTTTACAAATGAATTTATCAGTACCGCGTCCCGATAAATTCCATAAGTTCCTATTCCAGAATCACTAAAGTTATTTACAAATCCATTAAAATTATTCAACCCAACATTTGCATATTGCGAGTTTGCTTTAATTAAAATCCCAGTTGTTGTAGCTATTCCGGTTTGAATTATATTGTTATCTATAACCGCACCAACATTAGCATTAAGATTAATTGCACACGTTGCTGTTGCTGATCCAAAAACTGCTATCGCGTTACCAACAATCTCCGGCAATGGGAGAACTCCACTTAAACCGTCAAAATCAACAACTGCACCGTTTATTGTGCCAGAACCATCGCTTAATTCAACGTTGTTATAATTAAATTTAACTGTTCTGCCACGCTCAACATAAACGGCCCCACCTGGGCAGTCAATGTTGTTCTGTGTAATCATTGTTTCTCCTGCAATTCCCCCTGCTGCTCCAACTGTTATCAAGTAAATTCCTATTCTGTTCCCAGAAGCTCTAAAAACATTCTTATCTATATTGTTACTATCGCCGATGTTTACTAACCTAACGCCTTCAAAAAACATATTTCTGCAAATGGTGCTGTTTGCAGGGACGCCCTGTGGATTTAGTGTGCCATTTGTCAAAATAGAAAAAGATTCAGCATTTCCCGGAAGAAAATAACAGTCATGCAAATATAATTTGCTAAGATTTGTCGCCACATCGAATGACATGAAAATGGCTCGATTGCCGTAGGCCGTTGCTCCTATTTTGGGTTTTACGGAAATTCGACCTATCTCAAGAAAATCAATATACGATCCTGAATTTGGCTGAATTTTTATAAAATCTGCAGTATTAGGCATTGTTGGTAATGGGACAATCTGAGAATAGAACGTGCCTTCTCCAACCATAGATACACCGCGATTCAATAACGCATACCCCGATCCAACAAAAGATTCTGTAACCGCGTAAGAGCCAGTCGGGAAAAAAAGCGTTTTATGTGCTGATAAACAATAATTTAAACCAGCCTGAATCGCCGCCGTATCATTCGTTATTCCATTCCCAATAGCGCCAAAATCCTTAACAGATACATAATCTCCAAAACCATCTGAAATTAACCGTGGTACAGCATTTGTAATTTGAGTGCCGTCAACAGATGGAACAAAAGTGCTTGAAGTCGTTACGCTTGCGCCAGCACTACTCAGTTGCAATCCGGTAGGATTTCCGTTGCCGTCTTGAACAGTTTGCAAAGTAGACGTAATTCCACCAGGAACTTGCAATAAGCCGTCAAACGTTTGGTTGATTTGCTGATTAGATAGATTTGGCATGTTTTAATCCAATAATGCTTGCAGAAATTAAGCTAATAACACTTTTTTCCATGCGCCGTTATACACATAGAAGTTGTTGTTTGTAGTGTCATAGTACATTGGTACTCTACCTGCAACAGCGGTTGGAACACCAGTTGGAGCGCCAGCAGCGGCGGGTATATGGAAAAACCCGCTCGTCATGGTTGTGGTGCCTGATGCTGTGTAAGTGTTGCCAGCAAAGTAGTTGTCGGCAGTGTTTGCCGCGTAGAAATTCCAACGGCCCGTGCCGGAAGCTATGTTGGAATAAAAGCCGTAGTTGTTGGTTGCGTTAGTGAGTGAAGAATCTGCAAAAAATCCATATTGTCTTGTAACCGTAGATCCTGCACCAAACCCATATTGTTCCGCACTAAAATGCGCTAGTGATGTAAGAGTAAATGCCGTTGCTGTTGTGGTGGGTTGAGATTTGTAAATTGACGCAAAAGAAGTAACGTCACTTTGTATTGTGACAATCGCCCCATAAGCAGATGTATTTACCGATCCAGTTAAAGGCATTTGGTTAGCTACATTACCATAAGAACCGCCAGTGCTTGTCCCTCCAATTCCTGCTCTGCCATTTGCATCAATAACAAACGGGCTGTTATCAGGATTAGCACTATCTTCAACCAATAAAGCATTGCCTGAACCGGTTTGCGTGATTCTTAAGGCATTGGTTGATGTGTTAACCGATATAACTTCGCTACCAGTAACAGTCAAATTAGTAACTGTTGCAGCATTGCCCCATGCGCCAATCCATCCGCTCATGCTGTTACCTCGTAAATTACAGCGCCGGAACCGGAAGCCCGACTAATACGCAATGCCATCAAACGACCATTGAAAACGTCTGTAACTGCCGTTGAAGCTGACACTGTACCATTAGGCCAGAACTGCCAATTTGCGGCTCCTGCGTTCGCATATGCTTGCGGAGTGGTGGAGAATTCCAACGTTCCGGTAGTAGCGGACGGGCATTTGATAGTGACAGTCAGCGGGTAAGCCATTTCAGACGTGTCTAAAACCACCGCCGTTGCACTAGTAACGGTGCCGGACAGCGATGCAGCGACGTTGTTAGAATCAATCGCTGGAATTTGAACGGGTACAGTATATTGCTCAGGCATGGTTTATCTCAGGATAGAAATTTCAGTTTGTACAGCGCCGTTTGGTAAGTTGCAACGGCTTCATCAATTTGATTCTGTATAGCGGTTTGAGTTACAGGTACTTCGGTGTATCGGTTTTTCTCAATCCAGTCTAAATGATTGCGAAAAATAGACTCAATCGAGGCTTTGTTAGGGTTTTTCATGTACGGAATGGACAGCAATTTACCGTACTGACCTTGATACGCTTCTGCAATCGCATCGGCATTTTCAATAATGCCGGTATAGAACTCATTTAGCGCCATGTGCGCGGCAAATGATCGCGTTTTAAGATGCTCTCTGTGAGCAATCTCACGCGCTAGAAATAGTAGAGCGATTAACTCCTTCATTCGTCATCCGTTTTGCGCGGTCTGCCACGCTTTTTAACTTCCTCTTTGACTTCTTCAACAATATCGGCTGACTCTTTAACGCCAGAGTGCCAATCAGTGTTAGAAATCCATCCGATTGCAGCTAATCGTGAGTATTCTGCAATATCTTCAATTACAACTGACCAGTCATAACGGTGTGGATGGTGCATTACAGTCGGAAAGTCCATGATTACCTCAGTAATTAAAGAAAAGGGGGAGCGAACTCCCCCCGTTCAATCCCTGTTATGCGCTCACGGGTATAGCGCCAGAGTTAGCCGGTGAGTTCACGAGGAAGTCAACGGTGCTGGACGGCAGCGGGTATGCGCGAACAACGAGTAGCGTATAACCCGTATTTCCTGGCGTAAGAGCGCCAGCGGTGGGATTCAGCACTCGCACTTTCAGCGTGTTAGCCGCTGAAACATAAGCACCTAGCATGATGGTTGCGTTACCCGTTGAACCTTCCGCAAACACAAAGTCATTTACATCAAGTCCATTGATGGTGACGGTGTACTCTGCGGAAAGGTTTGCACTAATGCTAGTGCCGGTAATACTAAAACCAACAACTGACTGAGCGCGTATGCCGGATTCGGCTACGATATTTGGGCCTGGATTTGCCATTTTGAGATACTCCTATTAACCAGTGACGCGGGTAGCAAGTTCAGGATAGATTGTTGACCAACCGTAAAGCACATCAAGCCTTGTTGGTAGCTGATCGCTGTTGATGTCGTACTGACGAACCAGACGAATTGACAAACCATCAGCGGAAGCACGTCCAGCCATGTCAACGCCCTGCGGGAGCAGAAGGTCAGCGGTGCCAAGTGCAAATGCGTCCTTGTGAAAAGCAAGAGCGTTAGGAACCGATACAGCCGCGCCGGTAGAACCTGACAGGATGGTTGCAGTACCAGAGCCAATAGTGCCGGTGCTGGAAGTCACGTTCTGGAACTGGCCGCTGAACACCGGAACGGGGAATATGCTCAGTGAAGTGCTAGAACCAGGTGCATCAGCGGTAACAACGAAGTTGCGCAGTGCGCCGGTAGACTGACGACTCTGCGGGTTGACAGAGTAAACGCCAGGAATGGTGAATACGGTTCCTTTGGTCAGCGTGCCAGAGGTAGATGAAACCGCCAGCGTGAACGTCGACTGCGCGTTGTTCTGTACGCTTCCGCCAGCCTGCGCGGATACGGTGAACGCCGTGGCAGTACCGGAGGTAAAGTTACCTACGTTCTGATCCATTGCGAAGTTGAAACCTAACGTAGAATCACCCAACGCGCCCTTGTTGAAGATGCGCGAAATGGTGCCAGCAGGATTAAACAGGTTGGTCAGTCCGCTGACAATACCAACTTCGATATTCGGGTCAACGATGAAGCTACGATCCTCATCAACCGGAGCGGCTTCCTGATTCAGTCTAGCGCGTGCGTCAAGAATGGCCTTAGTAGCCTGAGCCAGAGTCGGGGTGCCGGTAAGCTGGCCAACGGTGCCGGTGAGGTTGTAAACGTTCTTGAACTGTTGCAAACCATCGTAGTCGATTTTATTTGCAATAGCTGCGACTGCTGGCTTGATGAACCGGTCAGAAAAATCACTGATATTTAGAGACAAGTCCTGAGTGGTGAAAGCCATATCTACACCAAACTGAGTATCCAGCGTCAGTGGGACATAGGTTTCAACTGCGGATTCAATCTGAAGCGCGGGGCCGGTACGACCGACATAACGCGGCGGTTTACGAAGGTTGATCGTGGTGCCTATCTTGGCCCCCTCGACGGCAAACTTCGAATCGTATTGACGATTGACGGCTTTGGTAAAGACAAGCTGGTTTGTTAACACTCTCAAAGCTTCATTAGTAATCATTGAGATGGTTAAGAGATTATTGCTCGCCATTGGGCGACCTCCTGAAAAAAAAAGAATAAAGTGATAAGCCTTATGTTTTTTTCCAGATAGGAGCCAATCCCTCGAATAATCTGTACTTGCCTGACAGTCTATCTCGGCAAAAAGATAGAAAGACGTGCCGCTTTTATATCACAAAATCAAAGCAAAAAAAAGCCCATCATTGCGACGGGCTAATAGGGGGTGGGAACGTAAACTTTTAACGTTTCATCATCGCCTGGCGACGTGCTAAATCTTCAGCGTTACGCGCTGCGATATATTCCTCGGTACTCATTTCAGAATAGGATTTCTCGTTGCGAGGTGGTTTACCTGTTGCGCTGATCGGGCGTATTGGCTGGGGCGCTCTGCTTGCTTGTTTAGCCGGTGTGCCGATAATCTCGGCTAACTTCATGCCAGCTTGAATGGGATTCATGCTTGCAATTTGATAAGCAACATCCAAATTGCGCCCCAATGTGTAAGCAATTTCAGGGCCGTTATCCATACCCAGCAACGCTTGGCGAATCGTTGGGTTATTGGCTAGTCGCGGATCGGATGTAATTTGCTCAATCACCGCGTCATAGTCTGCATGCTTTGCTCTAGTTGCCGCTTCTGCTTCAACCAATCGAGCCTGGGCCTGCGCTGCTGCTTGCGCCTGTTCGCGCTGCTGATATTCCGCTGCAACGGCCTGCCTTGCTTCTTGAATTGCGGACTCGCGCGTGTATTGCATCATTGCGTCAATGTAACGCGGATCGTATTGACCGCCAGCGAATTGCGACGGGTCAGGCGGCACGATGCCTTGAGGCTCTGGAGCCGTCTGCGGCATGTACTGACGCATCATCGATTCTTGTTGCTCAAGAATCTTTTCGAGCCGTTCTGCTTGGCGTCGAGCCTCATGTTTATCGCGCGTCAGTTCATCTATGCGCCGCTTGTACCACGGATCCTTTTTTGAATCGTCCGCGTCTGCTAAGGATTCCTCGTTAGCCTGATCCTGTTCAAGTGATTCCGATTCAAGTTCTGACGGATCACTTGCCGCATCTTCTGCGGTTTCCGCCGTGAGATTATCGTCTACTGTCTCAAAGACTGCATTTTCTTCTGTCATTGTGTTATCCCCTGTGTTGTTAAATTATTCCGACTCGCCAGGCTTTGCCTCGCCTGTGAGTGCTTCTGTATCCGCCTCGCGTGTCATGCTGCCAGCACCTCTAGCCGGTGCAGGTGCGCCACCTTGTGGTTGAGGCTTTTGTACTGGCTGTTCCAGTTGCGCTTCCAGCCTTTCAAATTCGGGTTGTTGCTCAAGTGATTGTTGAGTGCCGATGCCCATCATCAGCATAATGTTTTCACGCACAGCCGCTTGTAGTTGGCTATCCGTCATCATGATTTTTCCTTCCACTTCCATCCGTTTCGTTTCAGAATCGAACCACTCGCGTTCCTTTTCTTGCAGCAAAATGGCACGCTGATCGCGTAACTTTTGCATCTCGGCACTCATCTGTTCCATTTGGTCAGCCATTTGCTCAATCATTTGCTGAGCCTGCATAACCTGCGGGTCTACCTTGTCGCCGCCAGCTATTTGCTGGAGTTGTGGAGGCAATAGCATCTGAAGCCGTTTAGATATTTCCTCTGCGCCAGGCCAATCCATGTTTTTCATCATCAAATCGCCAATAGACTGGAACAGTGCGGGATTAGCTTGAGTCAGCGCCAGCATCATATTAGCTGCCTCATCACGCTTAGTAGCATAACTCGGGCCTGAATCGCACACCACGTCATATTGACCAATAGTTGGGTTATAGATTGAATCTATTGCAGGGTTATCGGTGCCAACAGAAGCTTGCGGTAGATTAGGATCAAGGTTAACAGTGCGCGGTGTACCATCCTCGCCAAGTATGCGAGCAACGCGGGGCCGATCGTATACTTTTGGAATCATGTCAACGATGATGCGCCCACAATGCCGAATTGAACGGTTCAGGTTATCTTGATAATGGAAGTTACCGGTTTCAGATTGCTTTTGTCTGAGTAACAGTGCGCGGCCTGACGTTTCATTTGATTGAGCGCCAAGTGACGGTTGATAAATGCCCATGCTTTGCATAATGTCATTTTCAGCCAGTCGGATTGCATCCATGATTGCGCTTGACGCTTGCGGCGGCATGGCGCGTTGAGGTGCGCCAACTGGCGTTCCTGCGATACTAACCGGATCATACTCAAGATAAGCTACTGACTCCTTGTTTGCTCTCCCCCAGTTGGGGTCAGTCTCAAACTGACCAGCAACGCCAATGAACGGCGCTTTAGGAGCCAGTGCTACGTTTTCCGCGTTGGCGCTCAAGTAGTAGTTGTACAAACGCTGCGCGTCCTTCGCGTTACGAATCAAGCCGGACAAATAGCGTTTACCCTGAACCCATATTTCATGACCAATGACTGGCACAACTGGAATATATTTAGTTGGCAGTTCGGTACGCTCAAGCACCTTGTCTCCGGTAACTTTACACCACATACAGCGTTTAGGCTGTATCGTGCGAGAGCGCCCTGTTTCCTCGTCATAGATTTCCTGAGCCTCGTCGTACTCAAGATAATAATACTCTGCAATGCGTACAGAATCCTTGCTATACCAACCTTGCATGTCCCCATTTCCAGCGGCTTCAAATGAGGTTTCATCCACATCAGGATACATTCGCCTAAACTCATCCTTGCTGATTTCCTCGGCGATGATGCACCATTCAGCATCTGACCCATCCGGCTGTTTGCTGTGCGGGTCAAAATAAACCTTCATCGGGTCAGGGATGCGGTCAATGAATATGTCTTGGTCAAACGATGTGTCGTCTACGTAATCATTTCGGACTCTGAAATAACCTAAACCAGCGTCAACCTGCCATTCTACGGCGGTATCGTAGGCAATGCTGGCGTTAGAGTTGTCTTGAATATGGTGAACCAATCCCATCAGCACTTCGGCGGTTTCTTGGTCTGCGCCATCGTTTACCGGCCTGATTCTAATGCTTGGCGTGTTTTGCCGGATCTCGTTGACAACTCTATCCCTAAACTGCAAAAGCCGATTGACGACCAGCATGGGGCGTTCTTTGCCAGGGCGGTTTCTGTCGTACTTGGCCGATTCGCTCCACTGATCGCCGAGCCGTGCAAACCGAATGTCATTGAGCATTTCTTGTCTGACAGTCGCGCTAAACTCCACCGCGTCGCTAAACCGCTGGCGTATTTCCTTGAGAGTTTCTTGGTCAGTATCGTCCACGTCGGTATCAGCACCAACGCCGAGTGAGTTGTAAATGCTATCGGTATCTAAGTTTGCCATTGGGATTCCTGTTATTAACTCATCCAGTCGCCGGTTCGGTAATCGTCAGCGCGTCGTCTTTTAATTATATTATCATTTTTCAGCATATCCACACACGTCGCAAGGTATCTAAACGCATCAGCGCCGTGTGAATACTCATCATGCAATGGTCCGGTTGGCTGGCCTGTCGTTGAATTGATTGCTCGTCTGTAACGCTTTAAGCACTCTTGCAGGAGTGTTGTTTTCTCTTTGTCCATCCAAAGCCTGGGAAACAACATACGCGCCAGTCTTATGCCGTGTTCGACTTCGCCAATCGGAATGATTTCGCAGTTCCAGCCGAGCGCCGTCATTATGTCGAATGCGCTTTTGCCGGTCTTATAGTCTTTTGTAACGCCGTCATGAGGAAGCCAGACTTTTCCCCAATTATAAGGACGTTTCTTAAGTTCGTTTGAGTACCAGTCTAGGGTATGGAATGACTCTTGAATGTAATCAATAATGCGCACCTCTGAGCCTGCGCGTTGGGCCACGATGATAGTCATCGCGTCGTTCCAGCCCAAGTCAAAGATACAATGCGCCTTAAGCATTGGATCATGAGTCACCAGGTTGATTCGATGTTGGTCAACCATTTCTTGGAATTCGTCAGCGTAAATTGCTCCTTCAGCCACTATCAGCGGCTTGCCTTCCCATATGTTTTCATATTCTTTTGGTCTGTATTTCTTGCAGTGTAGCCTTTCTTTTTCTAAAACTTCTGGAAACCATTTGTTATCGTCATAATTTACTTGCACCACAACGCAATCATCCGGCGGCTGCACAACAAAACGTTGATACACCTCATCCGTTTCAAGGTTTGGATTTAATGAAAGCCATATTTCTGATCCTGGTTTCCTGATAGTTGGAATTAAAATATCAAGTGATTTTTTGCTGATATTTTGTGATTCCTCTAACCATACACGATCAACGCCTTCGTAACTTTTGACGCTTTCTACCGTGTGAGTTGCTAATCCAGAAAAATAAAATTCCGATCCGTTTTTGCCGCGGATTGCTATGTCTGTAACGTCAAACAAGTAACCAAAACCCAACTCTTGTATTTGGTCTACCAAAAGTTGATGCACTGATTGCTTAATAGATTTTTGGATTTCTCTACAGCAAAGAATTCTGAGTTTTTTTTCTACTGATTGAATCAACAAGGCGCGAGCAAAAGCCCAAGATTTACCTGAGCCTCTGCCGCCATGAAAGACCTTGTAGCGATGCGGCTCAAACAATGGCCGCATCTTCGGTGGAAAGTGTGCGATTGTTTCAGTCATCAAATTTGATCTGAACCGAATGTTCAACCGGCCCACCATCCGCGCCTGTCAGAGTCTGTTCGGTTCGCGCCAGTTTGGGGACGTGATACTCGACTACAGACTGAAACAACTGGAAAGCTTTTTCAGGATTTTCCTGCGCTACTTGATCGAGCCATCCTTCCAGCCTGTGCGCGTTGTTATCAACAAACATAGCGATAGCTTCGCGGGCTGCGGTTGTTGATTTGTTTTGCAATCCTTTTGGGCGACCTGGGCCAGGTTGACCGTTAAAGGGTTTTTTCTTGGTTTTTTTTACTTCTGACTGTTCTTCGCTCATGTTGCCTCTTTAATCTTTTGTGCAGCAACCGCATCCCATTCTTCCGGTTTCGCATCGTTGAGCGTTTTGCGCGGATGAATCGTTAACCATTGATCGCATGAATCCGTTGGCTCCACTATTGACTGCGTAGTTGCACTAGGATCAAGAGTGCAAATACCAGCATTACCAATACATCGAATGACATCATAAAACTCACAAGTTGCGCATATTTTTTCAGCCATGGCCTGATTCCATGACTTCGATTAGCTTTTCCAAATAGTGTTGCGCCTTTTTTATATCTTCCAGCGCGTCACCTTTTTTGCCAGCGCGAGCCAAGTACTTGATTGCGTTGCCGAGTAGAAAGCCAGCAGACTGTTCAGGCGTCAACCATGACAACATTGCTGTCCAAGGTTGGATTAACATTTTTTCGTAGTGATCTCCCCCAATTTCCCGTTTGTTGGCTTTTTGTTTTGGCGGTACTTGTGGTGGGCCGTATAGTTTTTCTAAGTCGTGTAGGTTTTTCGCGCAGGTATTCCTTATCACATGTGCGTGCGCCTCATTTGGAGACTTTGCTTCATCTCTTGCTTTAAAGATTGCTTGAAATTCTTCTAGTGTAATTTTGTGCGTACTCATTAACGGAATTTGGCTAACGCCAATTTGGTTTGCATCTGCCTTCATCATTTGTCTAACCTCGCATGCGCGTTAAAATCGCTGTAAGCCTCAGGGTAGCGTTTTTTCAGCTTTTCGATGTTATCCCTTGCTATGATCTCTAACGGTTCACCTAAAACTTCACACGCATAAGCAACATACCACAAAATATCCCCAAGTTCTTCAATCATGTGCTGGCGGTTCGGAGCGCCTTCATAAACCGCCACGCGTTTTACAGCGTCTGCAAACTCGCCGGCCTCCCCCGTCAAGCCAAGGGCGGCATGAATTAAGCCATCCTTAAAACCTAAGTCCTTTGCAGTTCTGTTTGCTAAAAATTGATAATCTCGTAATTCCATACTTATTCCCCTCGTTTGTTTTGCCAGTATTGCTTCATAAATTTACTACACTTTACCTTTTGCTGACAGCCGCATGAGGTTGAGCGGCCTGACGTAAGATTGTGCAAGTAAGACGTGCGGATCGTGCCGCACTCACATTGAGCCGACACGCATCGAGTGTTGTGCTTAGACTCAACATCATGAAGTATTCGCCAGCTACCAAATACTTTACCTTTTACTTCTCGCCTGATACCCATCTCACCCCACCATGTCATGCTTGTCTTCGCCGCTCAGTTTAGGTAAACCACACCAATGAGTGAAACCGCCTTCTTCATAATACTGACCTATAACCGCGGTTCCGTATTTCATTCTTAATAATATCTTGGTTCCCGTTGGTGGCGGTGTTTTAGAAATCAATTTCCACGTCGGTTGATATTCTGACTTATACCTTTGCATCTTCAATCCTTGTTACTTCAACTATCAATCCGCCGTTCTGTGTTGGTACGCCATAACTAGCATGTATTTCCTTAACCTGATTATCGTTTTCGATAATCACACCCTGAAGTGCGTCGAGCGCCACTTTGAGGCAATTATCAAGATCAAGAATTATTTTGCTGGCGTCGCCTTTTGCCGTGAGTTTCGGAAGTAGTTTTATATTGACACAAATAGAATCATTGTGCAATACAAGCCCGTCTGTGTGCGCGACAGTTTTAACGTGCTTCTTGTACGCCGTTGCCGCTGCGCTGGGAACCATACGCCCCCTAAAACATCGCCAATAACGGTTCGCGGAAGGTGGGTAGTCTAGTCTTAGGATGATGCTCATTTTTTTGCTCACTTCATGTACCCAAAAGCGCCGATTTGCGACAGCGAAACCCCAACCCCTGCCTATAAATAGGCAGGGGGTTGCAGGGGTTACGAAGAATGTCGAAATTAATCCTGATTCAACCCCTAACCCCTAACCCCTTAGGGGTACTTAGGGGTACTTGTATCAGATAGCCAGAAGCCATGCTGATGCCTCAACTTCATCAGTCACAACAAAGCCATTTTCGTACTCTTCAATCATGCCAGCAGTAACCAAAGTGTGTGTCAATTTGCGTTCGTTGTTCGGATTGAGAGCGTTCCTGATAGTCTGCTCTGACTTTCCTTCTTGGCGTAAAAGATCGCGCAAAGCCGAACGAGTTACATAAGGTAAATCCATTCTTATTTCCGTTCCACTTGCCCACCATGCGCGTTCAAAATACTTTAGGTTTTTAAGTAAAACCTGATCCTTTTTATTGACTTTTACCGGCGCATCATCTTCAACCATGACCACGCTAGTTACCGGTTCATTATCCTCGTCAAACCATCCGTTAATAGTCACCTTCTCAAGCCGCATGTGCTTGTCTGGGGCAAGTTCTGAGTCCTTGGCCTTGCGTTGTATAATCTGAATCGGTGTTGACTCTGTAGCGGGTACAACGCTGATGGCTATTTCCAAAGCACCGCGATAAGCTGATGAACCGCGCCCATCTTTTTGTGCGTTTTCATCCTTTCCGGTATGGTGTACTAATAATACTGATGTATTAAATTCACGCATCAATAAACCGCACGCGTCAATCATGGTTTTAGCGATTTCCGAGGAATTTTCGTCGCCTTTTAGGAACCGGTGCAAGGTATCTATTACTATTAAACGTGGTGTTTCAGGTAGTTTTCTAACAGACTCTAATACCTTGTGATACCCTTCTGATGTATTTAAGTCACATCCATGACGACTCACATACATATTCATCTGACTGACTTGGTTATATTGTTTCCACGCGGCGATACGGCTACGCAAACCGTGATGCCCTTCACCGGCTAAGTAAACAACTGTCCCTGGCGTTACTTTGTGGCCTTTCCATTTACCCAAACCAGACGCAATGGTGTTGGCTATATCCAGCACGAAGAATGTCTTACCGCCGCCGCTAGGGCCGTGAACCATTATAAAAGCCTGATCCTGAACCCAGTCCTTGACTAACCATTTGATAGGGGCGGGTTGACTGCTAAATTCATCCGCGTGAATTAACCATTCATCATCATCGGATGGTGGATTCAGTAAACCAGCCAAATCATGACCAGCTTGCGCGTA